AGTTAGAGGAGCTAAAGCATCTCCCGTCAGAGGAGCTAAAACTGGCAGAACTTCACCAGTCAGAGGAGCTAAAGCATCTCCGGTGAGAGGAGCTAAAGCATCCCCAGTTAGAGGAGCTAAAGCATCTCCCGTCAGAGGAGCTAAAGCATCTCCTGTAAGAGGAGCTAAAACCGGCAGAACTTCACCAGTCAGAGGAGTTAAAGCATCTCTCGTCAGAGGAGCTAAAGCATCTACTGTAACAGGAGCTAAAACTGGTAGAACTTCACCAGTTAGAGGCACTAAAGCATCTCCTGTAAGAGGCGCTAAAGCATCTCCCGTCAGAGGAGCTAAAGCATCCCCAGTTAGAGGAGCTAAAGCATCTCCCGTCAGAGGAGCTAAAACTGGCAGAACTTCACCAGTCAGAGGAGCTAAAGCATCTCCGGTGAGAGGAGCTAAAGCATCCCCAGTTAGAGGAGCTAAAGCATCCCCAGTTAGAGGAGCTAAAGCATCTCCCGTCAGAGGAGCTAAAGCATCTACTGTAAGAGGAGCTAAAGCATCTACTATAAGAGGCGCTAAAGCATCCCCAGTTAGAGGAGCGAAAGCATCTCCTGTAAGAGGCGCTAAAGCATCCCCAGTTAGAGGAGCGAAAGCATCTCCTGTAAGAGGCGCTAAAGCATCTCCCGTGAGAGGAGTTAAAGCATCTACTGTAAGAGGAGCTAAAACTGGCAGAACTTCACCAGTCAGAGGAGCTAAAGTATCTCCTGTAAGAGGCGCGACTACTGCCACAACAACAAGACCAGCACCCCCAACAAGAAAAGCACCTGTCCCAGCAACAACAAGAAGAACACCAACCAGACCAGCTCCATCAAGAAGTAGCTCAAAAAGTGTAAAAAATAATGAAAATAAAGATCGAAGGTCAAGAAGAAGATAATTACATTGGAAATTAAATAAATTTGATTAATTTTTAATCAACTTTTTTTTATATAAATGTCTATGAATAATACAAAGAAGTTTAAGTCAGGACAAGGGACAAAGCGTATCCAGTCAATTGCTACTAATCTTGCTGAGAAATCACCATGTAATAGTAAACACGGTGCTCTTATTACTAACGGAAATAATAAGATTCTTGCTTATGGTTTTAACACCAATGCAAGATCAAAGTTTCTTGATAGGCACGATTGTTGTATGCACGCCGAGATGTCGGCTGTTAATAACTTTATTAACTGCCGCGTGAGGGTTAATCCTAAACGGTACTGTTTTTAGCAAGACTAACAAACGTCATAATAAAAACCGAGCACTATACGACCTTAAAAAATATACTATTTGGTGTGTAAGGAATATAGGTGATAAAAAATTAAAAGATAGTGGAACTAAAGTCAATACAGAATCCGCACCATGTCATATATGTGTTAAGCGCCTTTTAAAATTTGGATTTCAGAAAATGGGCTACACTGATCAGGAAGGAAATATGGTTATTATAAAACTCAATAATTTTTCGGGATATGCATCATCTTCGCAAATGAAAATGGCCCCTAATATAACCATATGATATATAACTACTTAAAATTTTATTTTTTTATATTATATATATGAGCGAATATGATTTAAAAACTGGAGATATCTTACTATTTGATTTTAATGAATCGGGATTAATGGGTATTTTTAACAACTTAATAAAAAAATTTACTAAAAGCAATTATTCTCATGTTGCTATGGTTTTAAAAGACCCCGAATTTATACATCCTTCTTTGAAAGGATATTATATATGGGAATCAAGTTGGGAAGGAAAACCTGATCCACAAGACGGTAAAATAAAATTAGGTGTCCAAATAACACCATTTCATGAAATACTAGATAAATGTGTAAAAACTAACAGCACAGTTATGTTAAGAAGAGTTAGCACTAATATTGCTTTTAATAAAGAAGAGCTTACTGAAATTCATAATGTAGTTTACGATAAACCGTATGACATTGTTCCAACGGACTGGATTGAGGCTATTAACAGAAAAGACACCAATCCCCAAAAAACTAACAGATTTTGGTGTAGTGCTCTTATAGGATATATTTATACTAAATGTGGTTTATTAACTAAGACAACTGACTGGAGTATTCTTAGGCCAAGTGATTTTTCAACCGAAGAGAATCATTGTTCGTTACATTGGATTAACCCATTTTCATTATCTAAAGAAGAAAAAATACTTTAAAATACTTAAATTAAAAATACTTAAATATTAGTTAGTAATAATATATAATTATGTCATCAAATAATCCTAAAAAGAAACTTAAGATTTCGCCGAAATCAAGCACTATTAAAACGATTTTAGCAAAACGTGGGTATGCTATTATAAAAAAACATTATAGTCTTAAAGAATTGACAGAATTAAAATCCGACCTTATGGTTAAACCATATGTTAATGAAGAATACGGAGCGTCGCCTGACCCATATCCGATTTATCTGGAAAGTGATAAAAAAATATATATTCCTAAACATATTGGTTTTGAAAAATTCGGACATCCTGATAAAATTAAATTAACAAAAGGGATTGAAATAGATGTAGAATTTAAGGGAAGTTTGAGAGATAAACAGACCCCGATTATCCAATCATTTATAAATTCATGTGAAGAGGGAAATATGAAAGAAAAAAGTAACGGTGGTATTATTAGTGTCCCGTGTGGTTGGGGAAAAACAATTATGGCACTATATTTAATTGGAAAACTTAAAAGAAAGACTATGATTATTGTACATAAAGAATTCTTGTTGAATCAATGGATTAAAAGAATTGAAGAATTTTTACCAGAAGCAAGAGTAGGTATTATTCAAGCATCAAAAGTAGATTACAAAAATAAAGACATTGTAATTGGTATGTTACAGAGTTTATCGGCAAAAGAATATGATGTAGATGAAGTATTTGGTGAATTTGGCTTTACTGTTGTAGATGAATGTCATCACATAGCAGCAGAAGTATTCAGTAGGTCATTACCTAAAGTTAATTCATATTATTCTTTGGGTTTATCAGCTACTCCAAAAAGACCTGATGGATTATCACATGTGTTTGAAGCTTACTTAGGTCCTATGGTTTATAAAGTAAATAAGCGTGATGATAAACTTGTAAGGGTTAATATTATAAAATATAGAGACCAAAATCCAGAATATAATAAAGAAGAACTATCAGCATATGGTAAATTATGTATACCAAGAATGATAAATAATCTTGTAGCTAATTTCAGTAGAAATATGGTTGTTAAATCGATACTTAAAATTCTTGTAAAAGATGGTAGACAAACTCTTGTTCTAAGTGATAGACGCGATCATCTTAAAAACTTATTTGAAATGGTATCTGAATTCGCAACAGTAGGTTATTACGTCGGAGGAATGAAACAAAAAGACTTGGATAAATCTGAAGAAATGCAGGTTATTTTAGGAACATATCCAATGAGTTCTGAAGGTCTTGATATTCCTACATTAGATGCGGTTATTTTTACAACACCTAAATCAAGTATTGAGCAATCTATTGGAAGAATTACAAGGAAAAATCACGAAAAAACACCTGTTGCATATGATATTGTTGACCAATTTTCTCTATTTCCAAGACAATTTGAAAAAAGACTAAAAGTTTATAAAAAATTAGAATATGAAGTATACGAACAGGAAATAGATATTACAAGCTCAAGTGATCAAAATAATGTGGACTATCAAATTAATAGTAATGAAATCGTTAAAATTGAACTTAAAAAACCAAGAAAAAAAAAAGAGAAACAACCTGTTTGTGAAATTATGTCAGAAGAGGATTAGATATTGGTATTAATATTAATTATTAAATATTGCCAGTCATTGTTATTCAGATCATCCTTTCTCATAAATTCTTTTATCATATTATTATTTAATAGATGTAAATTGTTTTCCATATCTATATATGCTACATGAGTTTTACTAAGATTAATTAATCCTTTTTTTTCTCTTTCAATACATTCGTAAAAATTATTAATTGAACGTTTTGTAGGAACTTTAATAGATAGTGAATGAAATATTTTAATAATAGATTCCTGCCAAAAATGACAAGGCAACGATACAAATTGATTAATATTAACCCTTAATCCAAATCTATGATGAGTTATACTTTTGAAAAATGGCTCAAATATACACTTTTCAAGAATTTTATGATAAGAACTAATAGTATCTGATAAATACAATAATTTGTCATCAATGTCTCCAAACTGTTTATTAACAGCAGGTATAAATTCGTTTCTTAATTTACCTCTATTACTCCACTCTGGGGTTGTATTTTTCAAGTAAGGCACTTGAGCTTTTTCAGCAAATTCGAATATATCTTTTTTATCTACTCTTGAAAATGGACGGAGAATAACTTGATTGTCGATTGTTGAATATTCATCTATTTTATGAAGCTTAAATATATCCTTTCCTTTACTAACATTACTCCATATATTTTCAATAAGGTCATCTTTTATGTGACCCAAAATAATATAGGCATTAAGAGATTTATACATATTAAATCGAACTGTTCTTGTAAGATTTTCATAGTATTCTCTTGGAGAATGGGACCTTTGTATATATTCAAATTTAAATACATATAGATTCACTTTTAAATTTTGACAATAATATCGAACAAATTCTTCTTCTATATTACTTTCTTTCCTATTATTATAGTTAATATGTATTGCTCCTAAGGATATATTGTATCTTTTTACCAGTTTCGATAATATAAATAATATTACCATTGAATCAGGACCTCCCGATAAACTAATAATTAATCTATTTTCAGTAAACTCATAGTTACTATCAAGTAGACTTGTTAAAAAGTTTTCAGCGATTTTATATAATTTTCCTTTGGAATTAAGTTTAATATTAAAATCTTGTTTATCTGGGAAATATTCACATACTGCTTCTAATTCATTTAAGTTAAAAATCTTTTTATCTGTATCATAATTAAAGGATATTAAATTATTAGTTTGTTTAAAATGCGTATAATATTTTTTCATACTATCAAGATAAAATTTATTGATTAATTCTGAAAACGAATTGGCAACGCCATAAACATATTCTAGAAAATCATGGATAAGTTTAAAATTATTATAGATATCTTCGTGTTTTAATGGCATAAGAATAAATATTACTATCTCTTGTTTTAGATCAATGAGTTCCTTACGTGTTAAATTATCTTTTAAAAAGTCTAACAAAAATCTACTAAAAATTGAAGCTTTTTTAGTATTATTTCGTATCTTTTCTTTATCTTTACAAGACCTATAAATATGCCGTGAAAATTGGTCAAGACAAATAATTGTATCAATCATTTGATTTATTGTATTGATACAAACACTCTTATCTATTGTGTTTTTTATATGACACCACTTATTTTCGTTGTAACATTCACATAATTCTAGTTTATCTTTAAAATTTTTAGTTATAATTTGGTCCAATTTATGTAGATTATCTTTATCACTTTGAAACCATTTATTTTTATAGTTGTTCTCCCCCTCCTTAAACCAAAATCGTGCTATATCTGTATCGTAAAATAAATACATAAATTTAAATTATTTATAATAATTATTTTAATTATCAAATTTAAATAATTATTTAAAAGCATATAGTATTTAATATTCATCAAAATGTCTAAAGAAGAACAAGAACCTCTTGTTGACGAAAATATCAAAAATGATAAAGACAAAGTGCCTGTTTGGCACACACAGCAAGAATTAATTTTAAAAAACTGGTCTGAAATAGGTAGTTCCTATAGATATCTCCACGATCGTTCATTTACTAAGTATAATAAACAAAATTTAAGATTTGCTCTGCCTGTAATTGTTATTTCAACTATTACAGGAACTGCTAACTTTGCTCAAGAAAGTTTCCCTGATTCTTGGGCGTCATATGTTCCACTTGGAATAGGTTTTCTTAATCTTACAGCAGGACTTATAACAACGATAGGACAATTTTTAAGAGTATCTGAATTATTAGAAGGACATAGAGCAGCAAGTATAGCATATAGTAAGTTTTCGCGAAATATATCAGTTGAATTATCATTGCCGGTTGCTCAAAGAACGTCTGATGGATATGATTTTATTGTAACTTGCAGAAACGATTTAGATAGACTTATAGAACAAAGTCCAAATATTCCTGCCATAATTGTAAAAGAATTCGCATCTAGATTCGCTGAAAGTGCATTCTTTAAACCCGATATTCTTGATATTCGACCAGTTACTATTTATAAAAATGATGAAGAAGCTGAAGCAACAGAAAGAGCAAGGATTCTCAAGAAAGATAAAGAAGAAAGAATGGCTATCATTAGAGAGGAAGAAGAAAGGAGACAATCATTAATAAGAGAACTTCAAACACAAAAAAATCTACAAGAAATTGAATTATCAAAAAAAATTGCTGAAATTAAGAAAACGAAAAAAAATACTATAGGATTTTCAAATGTTGAAGATAATCTTGATAAATTGCTTGAAAAAATCGGCAAAAATAATCCTAATACTTTAGATTCAAATAGTGATGACCAAAGTCAATTATCAATGATTGTTAATGACCTTGTAAAACCTACTACAATGTCAAAAGAAAAAGTTCAAAGTATTATTGAAGAAAAACTACATGTGTCTCCTACTGCTTCACCCAGTCTTTCACTAAAAAGTAGTAAATCAAATGATATTACCTTAGATATTAAAGAAACAAAAGAAATTAAAGGCAGTGATAATGAAAGTAACGATTAAAACTTATTTAATGATTCTGGGTTTGTTATCAACAATCTCAAGTATTTCAACATTTGAATATAAATTACCAAATGCGGGTGATAAACCTACGTCCGCAAACCATAATTTATTGTTACACTCGGGAGTAATATGTTTATGAACAGTATGACCTACAATTAATCCGCCATCTTTTTGATTTAATATCTCAAGAGTTTTATCTAAAATATCGCATTTATTTTTATTAAAAAAATATTCTCTATTCCAAAATATACTATCTTTGGAAAATAACAGTTCTTCTTCATACTTAGTTAGCCCTCCTTTTTTATTTCCTCTAAGTATATTTCTAATTATAGAATTAATTTCAGAAATACTTTTTGAATTAACATGCTTAGGAAGTAACCCGGCATGACAAAAATACCATTTATTAATCTTTAAAACACCATATGAATGACATGCTAATAATTTTGCCATATAACCACCTGGTTCAAAAAGATGTCTTCTTATTTCGTTTCCTGTATGATTTAAATGTTTTTTGTGAACATACCTAAAATCTCCTTGTATATTCATTATTTCATGGTTACCTATTAAATAATGAACTTTTCCACCATGTTTTTCAGCTTCCGAATCTAAATAATTAAGAAATTCAAATATAGAAAATTCTTCCATACTTTGAGCCGATGATTTAATACCTCTTCCGCCCTTATCCAATATGTCACCTAATTGAACAACATGTGTATCTCTTCCTATCCATTCTCTGCTATCATTTATTACTTTAGCTTTCTTAAGACATGTCATTAATATATTAAAATCTCCGTGTATATCTCCTACTACAACAATTCTTTTTACATTAGAATAAATATCTTTATAATTTTTATTACAAACAAATTTGTTTTCAATGTAGTAATTGATTGGTTTGAAATATGAATTAGCCATTTATAATAAAAATATAAAATATTTTAAGTTATCAGATATTTAATAACTACCTATTAATTAAAATAGGTTTCATTAATCATTTATAATTCTTAATTAAAAAAAAAATCTTTAAATATTGTATATAAAATGGATCAAGTACAAATTCAAGTACAAGCTATTGTAAGAGATAGTGTAGGAACAATCGAAACTGTTTTAAATCGCAGTTTAGATAACGTATACATTTCTACCACAATTAAGGTTCTTATTGGACTTTACGCAGCATTTGCCGCACCTAAATTACCCCCTTCATTAGTAGACCTTATGGATAATATTCTTGTCCGTGTTGCTTTCGCTTTTGTTATTGTATTAACTGCCACAAGAGACCCTTCAATTGCTTTAATGATAGCAATTGCTTTTATTGTAACATTACAAACCGCCAATAAATTCAGACTCATGGGAACTGAATTATCTGTTTCTGCTCCAGGTCAAACTTCATGGCTCCCCAGTGCCAAAAGAGAAGGATTTTATGACCAAACAGTCGATTTTCAAAATCCCGATACACCAGAAGAAGCCGTAGATATGCCAGAAGAAGCCGTAGATATGCCAGAAGAAGCCGTAGATATGCCAGAAGAAGCCGATGATACAGTAGAAAGACTTACTCGTAGAAGAAATGTATGGAGACCCAGTGGTGAACAAAAAGAACGTTTCACCGACGGAGATGACCAAGATTTAGAAGGTGCTGGTCCTGAATATTTCACAGATAATTTATCACCCCATTTTCAAGCTAAAAGACCCGAAGACCTTCAAGCAATGAAAGGAAGCAATTTAACTGGAAATATTGAAAGCAATCCAACAGCTGTATTCACATCTAACACTCAATTCCATGATGTCCAATCAAATCATGTTGAGCAAGCTGATCAAAAAAGTTGCTTCAAATCAATGGCTAATCAACACTGCACTCAAGGATTATCATTAAATACTCCCAGCGGAGTTTAAATATATTAAAATTTTAAATGAATTTTAAATTAAATATTAATTTAAATATCTATTGAGGTGGAGAATCTGGTTCTAAATCATCAGTTTTAGTTCCCCAAGGCCATAATATATCACCCACACTTGATGATGCCGGCGGTTTCATAACTGTATTATTACCCGAAGTTCTCCAATACATATTGTTATTTCGCGCTTCGTTATTAGAATTTGAAATATTTTTAAGTAAATCATGATTATCCTCTTGTATTTGGTCAAATTTCTGTAAATATATATTTCTATTTTCATTAAGAAGTTCCATATTTTTTTTTGAAAGTGCTTTATTTTCTTTTAATAATTCTAAATATAATACCTTATTTTCTTCCCATCTTTTTGAATTTTCATTAAGTTTTTCAAGAATAATAGAAAATTTATTTTCAATATCTATATAAGAATTTGTAAGTTTTTCTACTTTATTTTCAAGATTATTTAATCTGTTACTTAAATTTGGAGACATCAATATTTCATAATCTTTATTTGGGGAATTTAGAAATGACATTATATATAAGCAATATTTAAATTCTATAAATAAAATTTATAATTTAAAAATTGAGGTTATTATCATTATTTGTAATTTCAAATTTACCGTAATTTGAATCTAAATTTTCATGGACGAATTGTTGTTGTATAGTATAATGTATATTACGTTTTAATAGATTATTTTTTGTAGCATCAATGATGTAATTATTACCTTTCAAGTTTTTGGATGTATGTTCATTTTCTATTCTATGATTTAAAAGACATTGAACAATGAATTCTAAAATATCATTATTTTCGGACATATCGTCTTTTTATATCTTACGAATTTAAATAAAATTTCTTAAAATTAAAATAGGTGTTAAATTTGATTAATTATTTATCAAGTATAATATAATAAAAAATAATGAAATATCTTGTTATTGTAGAATCTCCCGCAAAAAAGAATAAGATACAACAATTTTTAAATACTATTAAAGGACATTCTTTTATAGTAGAAGCATCTTTTGGACACATCCGGTATTTTGCCAATGGACTTAAATCTATAGATATAGAAAATGATTTTATGCCAACCTATTCAGTTACAAAAGATAAATCAAAAGTTGTAAGCAATCTTAAACAATTAAAAAAAAAAGTAGATGATGTTGTTATCGCTACTGATTTAGATAGAGAAGGTGAGGCAATAGGTTTTCATATTGCAGATGTTCTTAATCTTTCTAAAGAGAATACAAAAAGGATATGTTTTAATGAAATTACAAAATCAGCAGTAGTAAAAGCTTTTAATAATTCAAGAACATTAGATTTTAATTTATTTCATGCTCAACAAACAAGAAGTATACTTGATTTACTTATTGGATTTGAAATATCTCCTCTTCTTTGGTCAGCGATTCAAGGTAAACTATCAGCAGGACGATGTCAAACACCTTCTCTCCGTTTGATCAACGAAAGAGAAAAAATAATAGAAGATTTTAAATCTAATAAAAGTTTTCAATTATCAAGTATGTTTGATATTTACGGTGAAATAGAAACTAATTATTATAAAGAAATTGAGGATAAAATTAAAGTCAAATCATTACTTGAAAAACTAATAAATCATAAATTTAAATTGTCTAATGTTAATGATAAAATATCTAAACAAAATCCTCCACCGCCATATATTACATCGACTATTCAACAAGACGCTTCATCTAAATTTGGTATGTCGCCATCAATAACAATGTCTGTTCTACAAAAACTGTATGAAAAAGGTAAGATTACATATATGCGGACTGATTCAACTATTATATCTGATGACTTTATGAAGAAAATTAGTGAATTTATTGATCAAAATTACTCCGGCTTTTTTAATAAGAGACAATTTAAGAGTAAAGTTTCCAATGCCCAGGAAGCTCACGAATGTATTAGACCAGTAAGTCTAGATGATTTACCAGATAGTTTTCCTGCTAACGAAACAAAATTATTTAATCTTATTAGACAACGTGTAATAGCTTCTCAAATGAAACAATATAGTGAAAAGAATTATACCTATACCCTTGAATCAATTCAGTTAAAAGTTCATAAATTTACATTCACATTGACAAAAGTAATTGATG